ACCACTAGCGAAAGATGAATAACGTTCCGGCTCAGGCTCCAGCAGGACACGCCCCTGCATAAACAGGGGCATCAGCTCTGAACCTGGCCTGAACAATACGATCCCCATACGCGGGGCAATTTCAGGGGTCAGTAGTGCTCTCACGGTCACCTCAATGAACGGTATCGAGCAGCTTTAACAGCTCAGGGAATCGGGATTCGAAGAAATGCGGCTGCGTCTCGCGCGGATTTGCGGGACTGGTGATGTTCTTGCCGAACATGCAGCCTTTCGCCGTCAGCGACCAGAATTTTTTGATGTTGTTAATCCCGGTACGGCTGTATCGTTCGCGCTGCTCGACGATCCCCAGCTTCACCATCTGGTGATATGCCTGATTAGCCGTCAGGCGGATACCATACTGCTTCAGCAGTGCACTCAGCGACAGCGTAGGGCGGCTTGAACCATCTGGCGCATCAGCAGGTGCATCAATGGCATAGATCGGCATAAGTTCAGGAAGACCAGCTACCTTTGATAATTTCTGGTATGCACCAAGTTTCGAGGAGTTTGACAGATTTAGAGTCTTTGCTGCTGATTCAAGCAGAATGACCCCGGATTTAATTTTGTCGGATGTGGTTTCTTCTGGTGATGAATTATGAAGCGCATCAAAAGTACGTATCACTTTTAAGCTGAATGCCGGGCTGATCCACATTGCATATGCATAGACCAGCTCTTTACAGACATACGTCCCACCATTGCGCCCCTGAATGGTGATGACAGGAATACTACGGGAATCTCCCGTAGTTTCTTCTTCCAGTAATTCCACAAGAGCCTTCGTTTCAGGACGACGCATAAACTCGTGAACTTCCAGCGAACGGGAGGAGCGATTCTCACCAGCGGCAAGAAGAGCAGCTTTCTGAAGGTCGTTAAGACAGTAGTTAGATTCAAAGTACTGGCGCACAGAAACGCCATCAATTACAAGCAACTGATTCATTGGTTTCTCCACAAATTTCGGGACTGCACTCCCTTTTCGTTGATGCAAGATGAACTTACTGCGATTTTTAATAGTTATCAAGGATACACTGTTCATAAATACAGTATCTTTAACGAGGTAATACCCAAATTTAGGGTGTTGCTCAATTCCGTTACCGAGTTGCTAATTTGCAACTCGCTTTTTCGTACTTACTGATAGTGATCTCGACCTTCCCTTCCGGGATAACCGGTCCCCACTCCACCAGCATTCTTTTCACCTGACTGTCGTCTTCCCACACACCCGCGTGGGTCAGGGCGTCAAACAGCGCCTTGTTATAGTTGTCCAGATCGCGGATCCGGTTATCCGGAGGAAACAACACGATCTCCACTGATGCAGGTGCCGACGTTGGTTTTGGCAGACGACGTAACTGCTCAACTATTGCTGCACACGCCGCGCTCTGGAATTTGCGCCCCGCCGCGCTTATCAGGCTCTTACCAGCAAACGCCCCTTTGTTGGGGTGTCGCCAGTACGTGTTCACGCTGGGCGGAAAAGGCAGGATCAGCTTCATACTTTCAGGTCCCTCTCATGTAACCAGTGGGTTGCACGCAGCCTTGCGTTTTCCTCACCGGCAAGCAGTGCGCGGATAATCCCGACCGCCTCGCTGTCGTCGTCCTTCACCGCGGTATGAAGCGTTATCCCCCGGGCCACGCCACGCTTTATCGTGATGACGCCTTTTTTCTCCAGTGCGCGAAGATGCTCTACCGCTGCATTCACTGAACGGTATCCCAGCATGGTTGCCACCTCCTGATTGGTTGGCGGAAAGCCACGCTCTTTCTGATAAGAAATCAGCATATCCAGCACCTGCTGCTGGCATTGAGTTAATGTCGTCATGCCGCCATCTCCCTGACCAGTTTTTCCGCCTGCTGGCGAACCTGCGCCAGAAACGCCTCACCACATGCCTCAAGTTCATCGCGCCCAATGTAGCTGATTGCCGGTCCCTTCCAGGTCTTGTCAAAAACAGCAATAGCACCAGCGAAAAAAGCTCCTGTCGGTACCTGCTTCTCGTCTTTCGGGATAAACCAGACAGGCAGTTCAAAACCAATACGCCCGCGAATAAAAGTAATATGATCTGCATCTTCCGGCCACCACACTTCGCTGGTGGCAGCTTTGATCAGGAAAACATAGCGCCCGCCTTTATCACGCATGGCACTGGCATGCTTCATGATGTAACGCATGCCAGTGATGTATTTCCCCTCATGCTGACTGGCGCGGCTGTATGGGGGATTACCAAAGGCAGCACCTTTAAGCTCCGCAAGACGTTCTGACCAGTCATGCGCCAGCGCGTTATCTTCCGCCGTGTAATACGCGGCACATTTGGCGTTATCACCGTCAGTGAACAGATCCAGAACAAACGGGCCAAACAGGGTGTTAATTCCCCAGAAAATGTTGTCCGGCGTGCGCCACTGATCGCCCACTTCCTTCAGTTCATGGGCTGGTTTGTTCCGCAGCTCCACCAGCGCCTGGCAATATTTATTACTCATTAAGCCCCCACGTAATTCCCTGACAGATACCACTCTTCACCCGATACAGCGCGCTTGCTGCTTTTCCGTAAGCACCGCTCACAACGCGCCAGAAAATTGTTTCGTTCTGGCTGGGAGTGGCTTTCACGGAATGCCGCCATCCACACCGTTGCAGCACGACGGTATAAGCCCCTGGACTCCAGTTCTTCAGCCTGGCGGGTCAGGCACAAAATCACCCGGGGATCGTTAGTGCCGACATAGAAATTGCGCACAGGTCTGGTTTCTCGAACTGGTTGTGGTTCCGGTTCCTGCGCTCTCTCAGTCAGGCGCGGGAAATGTCTGCGTGTATCCCCTTCACAACGGTGAGCCACACGCCCACTCTGACGTAACTTGCTTGCAGACTGCAGAACGCGCTGCCGTGAGTAACCTGCAAAAGCATCCGCAATGTCTCCGGAAGTACAGCCCGGATGGGCTTCAATGAATTTCTGAACGTCATTCAAAAGACTCATGCTCACCCCCTGAATCCTGCCGGGATCTGGCTGTAGTCCACGTTGTCGTAACTGGCTTTGAAGTACGGGTCCTCGCGTTTTTCGGTGTACGTGCTGACGGACGGCGATAAGCGCAGGGAAAGCTCATCCCATTTTTCCCGCAGCTTCGACGGGCTGAGCACGTTACGGCACCAGAACGGATCGCGACTGACGCGGCTGTACATCTCGCAGATTTGTTTATGAGTACGACCATCCTGCACACACATCAGGCGAATTTCGTTTGCCCAGGCTGTCCAGTTCGGTTCTTTGGGACGAACCACCTCGCCGTCACATTCGGCGGCATGCTCGTACAGGGCGATGATTTTTTTCCAGAGCCACTGTGCACAGGTCAAATCATCCTGCGTCCCCCACTGGCGCTTTTTAGGGCTGAATACAACCGCATCAGGATGGCGAGTTAAAAAATCCTGTTCATCCGTCTGCGTGTCCGGTTGCGAAGCGTCCGGACGAGAAGGTTTTTTATCTGACGGATCATGTTTTGATTTTACTGACGGATCCCCGCCAGATTCTGACGGGTGAAAACCCGCTTTTTTGCCAGATTTCGACGCATCAAATTTTGACGGGTCAGATTTTGATGCGTCAGATTTTGACGGGTCAGAATCTGACAGTTGAGAAAATGCCGCTGCCTGAAGCTTCGCAACGTTAAGCTGATAAACATTCGACGCATTGCGGTTACCCTGGCGACGCGCCTTACGCGTTAACCAGCCTTCTGCTTCCAGCCGTGCGATAGCCGTTCTGACGGTGCTCATCCCCGCGCCAATCTGGCGGGCAATGGTTTCAATTGATGGCCAGCACACACCTTCGTCATTACTGAAATCAGCCAGGCGGGCCATAATTGCCACGCTGGATAACTTCATGCCTGACGCAGCGCAACCATCCCATACATAGCCGGTTAATTTAGTGCTCATGACCGACCTCTATTTCCCTGAATTTACGACGAAACTGTTCGAGCGGGCTGAAGCACTCATGCTCATAGCCTTCGCGGAGGTAGATAACCCGTTGTGTTTCCGGTTCCCAACGAATGACTCTGACGGGCACTCCGTAGTGATCTTTGAACCAGCGGTTAACTTGTCGCAAAGGACTGTCTCCTTTTGCCTGTTGAAATCACCCACAGCCCACTCTGCAAAGCTGTGGGTTACAATTTCCCTGTCACCTGGTACATTCACTGCATAGCAATACTCCACCTTCGCTTTTCCACCCGGTACAGGAAGTGCAATCAGTTGCGAGCGACGGTAGTGTGTTGTTAAACTGTTCATGCGTTAGTTTCTCCACAGTCACGACACGCCACGGCGCCCGGAGCTGCACACTCGCGGGCGTCATTACTTTCTGAAATGCAAAAAATTTTGTAGACCAGTGCTGCATGCTCCTGCAGCTTCGAAATTGAGAGGTACAGCTCGTCGTTAATTGCTGTCTTCTCATGCGGTTCCACTACACCGTCTTCAATTGCTGAACGAATCTGTTTTGAATAACTGCCGATCTGTTCAATGACCTCCAGCAGGCGTTGGTTGATATCGGCGTTGTCCACATCCTCGACATCAGGAAGAGACACAAAGACGCCATTTGCAGACTGCGCCACAGCGTCAGCAATGAAGTGAGTTCCACCAGCACGTTGCAAAATCATTGCCCATCCCAGCGGGAAAATCTGATCGCCATCGGCACGAAGGCGGTTAAATAATGCGTTCTCTGTTACATCCAGCCAGTCAGCAGCTTCAGCGTACCCCCCCGGCAACGCTGCGATAGTTTTTCTGACAGCTTTCACGTACCACTCAGGCTGTTTTTCTACTTTCCAGTGATGCTTACCCACGGTTCACCTCCTGTTCCTGTGGTTTAAACCCATTCTGGTTTTGGCTAGATTGAAAACGTGCCGGATAAAGAATCTGCATTTCGCTGACTTCACCCTTAAAAAAATTGGCTAAACGTTCTGCAAGCTCGATAGATGGAATCTGCTCCAGCCTCTCAATACGACTCAACGTCGCTGGATTGACTTGAACACCCGCAGCAACATGCTGCAAAGTGAAACCATGCGCCTTACGCACATTTCGTAATGGTGATTGCATACGCCCTCCAAATATTGCGCGTTATGCATGTTATTTCACGCAATTATTTTGCGCAAGTTGATTTGCTTATCACGCAATAAAGAAATGTAATAAACGCATGAACATAGGAAACCGAGTCAGACAACTTCGCCAAGCGAAGAACATGAAAATCGCCGATCTCGCTGAAGCGATAGGAGTAGATGCGGCGAACATCTCGCGCTTAGAAACGGGTAAGCAAAAACAATTTACCGAACAAACACTGAGTAATATTGCCAAGAGCTTAGGTGTTGATATTGCTGATCTCTTTACCTCTGCCCACAAAAGTAATACTGTATATAAAAACAGTAATAATGAGGATGTTGCGCAGGTGAAGGATGTGTTCCGTATTGAAATGCTGGATATCAGTGCCAGTGCGGGAAATGGCCTTATCCAGGGCGGTGATGTCATTGATGTGATTCATGCCATCGAATACAGAACTGATAATGCTGTATCAATGTTCGGCGGACGACCAGCCAATCACATCAAAGTTATCAACGTTCGTGGGGACAGTATGTGTCCAACCATTGAGCCAGGAGATCTCATCTTCGTTGATGTCAGCATCAATCAGTTTGATGGTGATGGTATATATGTCTTTGGTTTTGATGACAAAATATACGTTAAAAGACTTCAAATGATTCCTGACAAACTGCTGGTGATTTCTGATAACCAGATTTACCGTGAATGGGGAATTACTAGCGAAAACGAACACCGATTCATGGTCTTTGGAAAGGTCTTAATCAGTCAGTCGCAAACCCTTAAGAGACATAATTAACCTCAATATCCCATCCATCGGCCACCGAAAGGTGGCTTTTTATTACCTATAAATTTGCATATCTCGCAATTTAATTTTATCTTTTATTCCAGACCAACTACAGGATTACAACAAAATCTGGTTGCAACACGGTGCATGTGTCGTAAGCAGTCAGTAAATGTCAAAAACGAACAGGCAGGACGCCCACGAAGTAGCCGCCTGGGGCATATGAAGTCCAGGATGATTCGTTGAGTCATGTTGTGCCACTAGGCACTCATGTTAAAGCAGGTGTATGAAATGAAAGTCCAGATTTTAAACAATAACTGTGAAGTCGTTTGGTCATACGACATAGCCGCCCCTGTAGATCAGAGCGGCGATAGCTGGACCAATGGGAAACATCAGATTATGGCTGGAGTTGTGTTCTCTTTACGCCGTGCTTTAGAACAGGCTGAAGTCTTTCCATCAGACCCTGAATGGAAATGGCCTTTTTCTATTTGTCCAAATTCGGAGAGTACATTTCAGAAAATTGGTCAGAAAGTCGCACTCGAAGAGCATCAGCCAACTGTTTCCTGATTTTTTCAGGTAACTCGTCGGCATCGCAGAAACAACAACGCTCGATCATGTTGAAAGCCGATTCGTAGAACTGTTTTTGCTGAGTGTCGCTGAGACAGGAAAAGAGCGACGTTACGATGATTTTATTAATTGCATTATCAAGTTCTTTTTCATCAAAAGTCATTTGATTTTCCTTTTATGTATACGGGCTTAAAAGGATACCACCGAGCCTGAAGTGGTGAAAAGACAGGCACATAACAGCTAAGTATTTTCAACCAGAGAGAATCCTTAGCGTTGTGGTGAATGCGGCTCAGCGCACGCGGGTTAAGGTTGAGGCTGACAGTCGACCTTCTGTGGATACCCACCCGCCTGGTGTGCAACCTTCGCCAGGCACCGGGAGGCACCCGGCACCACAACTTTATGCTGTGTGTAGTCTTAGCGGTACCAGCTTGTACCCTTGCTTCCGGCTGGTACCGTCCTTTTTACAAAACAGAGAAGAGCATCACCGGACGACGGGCTCATAACCCAATCCATCCGGGCGGCTGCCACCGCAGGTGTTCTTCTCTGTTTTGTGGAGAAACTAACCGCCCCTACGGGGGCATTTATGGAAATGTAATTGACTCAATAATCGCCGGACGGTGAGGGCTTCCTTTTACCCGAATTCAGCGCGGTGCAGCGCATATACGTGGAGAACAAA